TTTCGGTTTAATACCAGTTATACCATAAGTAACTTTAGCCATTTTTTATTTCTCCTATTTAGGCGTTAAATATTATTACAGTTGTCCAACCAGTAATGAACGTGCCAACATCTATTCCAATAGAAATGGCAGGCTCAATATCTGTAAGGACAGTATAAGACATTGTGTTAATTATATTTTCCAAGAGGTCAAACATAGCCTGTTGCTTTGTAAGTAAGTCCGACGGATTGTCAAAATCATATATATCAAAGGTGCACAGGATATATGAATACCTGATTGGAGCATAGGCTCTCGCCCGTTTTTCATGCTCACTAACTCCAAGAAAAATCCCGATAGCGGGAAAGTTTCCCATAGATAGCTCGCTTTCACTTTTTGCTATTACATAATTTGGATATGCGGTTTCTAATGCAAGAGCCAGGTCTTCATGTTTCTTGAGAAAGTCACCGGTAACGCTCATACTGTAAATACTCCAAACTGTCCCTGTGAATAGATGTCGTCAGGTTCTTCGGTAGCATTTGACGTAGCGAAACCAAGACATTGATTAGCTAAATCACGGTAGTTGTCAGCGTTAGCTATAATGTCGTCAAACGGGGCAGACCAAATATTGGCACCACTTGCAGAGTCACGAGTAGTATTAACTGCTCCTTTGACTAACTTCTTCAATGCAATAGCGAGATAATACAGGCTGAAATACGATTCCGCATAAATCAGATTACGCAATGACTTTTGCTCGCTTGTAAGAGCATCAAAAGATAGAGCTTCAAAAGCAGCAAAGGTATCAATGTCATAAGCATTGAGTGCCTCAATATAATCTGCATAAGCATCTGCTCCTAAATTCTCAAGCATATCGCGTGCTCCATTAGACAGAACTTGTGAATTAATTCTGTCCTGAGCTTGCATAGTAACATTAGCAAGCAATGTCATTGTATTTTTGATTATAGTTTCGTGGACTATCGGGTCAGCCATTTATTATCTCTCATTTACTAAGAATAACATAAGAGCCTTTCGGAAATTTCTTTAGTTCATCTTCTGGAATGCCATAGCGGATATGAGCAGTATATTTACCGAACGAGTCCTTCATATATACTCTAACTATCTTTTGAGGCACTACCGCTTCCGGAACAATCTTCCGCTTAACAACTTCAGTTTCTTTAACTTTAGCTGAAACTGTTTTCGGTTTAGAAACCTTTGGCTCTTGCGTAACTTTACTGTTCTTGCTATTCATTATTCACCGCCCAATCATTAAGAAATTGTCAGAGAACAGGCAATACAATCTGATGCAACCATATTAGGATGATAGGCACGCAGATAAATCACATCAGTTCCGGCCAGAGTGAAGTAACCATTTTCTGGAATAATATTTCCAACAGCCAAGGCTTCATCTAATGTATCATAAGAAGCACCAGATAAGTCAGTTGTAGAACGAACAACAATAGCACCTTCGTTAGGGCAACAGACATGCCATTTGGTTGTAGAACTACCAGCCTGAGTATAAGCATTTACACCACTTTGAGTATAACCATTAACTCCATTTTTGGAATCATCATCTGATAACAAAATCGGGTCAGATACCTTAGCATTCTTGAACGCAATCACGAAGCTTTCGGGCTTTGAAGCCTGGAAGTCCAGATACATGTCATAAGTATACTCAAATGACGGGCCTCGGTCGGCACGAGGATTGTATGCCAAATTCTTGCGATATGTCAAGCTGTCGGTAGCAATATCAAGATTCTTGAGGTCACCAAAAACAATTGAACCATACAAGGTTGAATCAGATTCATGAGTTTCATTGATACCAATCCAACCGGGCATAGCAATCAGGCGATATCCCATAAAATTGGGAGCTTGACCAGTAGTCAGGATGCCTTCTTTTACAGGATTTGATGGATTAGCAATATCTGAACGAGAATCTATATATAAGTCATAGTCCATTTGAGACATCATCCATACATTATTAGGATTATCCCGATATTTGCGAGGCATGGCTTTATACATTTTACGCATAGTAGCAAGCAGGTTGGCGGCAGTGTAATCTGTCCCAGTTGCGCCGGCGGCATCAACTTTTTGAGGAGTTAAACAGCGACCAAGAAAGCCTTTTATCTTAATATCGCCATAAGTGTTAGTGTTCACTCCATCAGCAATCTGAAGCATTTTATTGAACCCGAGATTCAGGTCATAGAAATCTTCGGTGCTGGCATAGTTTCCACCCAGACCATTCAGAGCAAGCAACAGGATGTCATTACCAAGAGCGATTGCTACATCATCAATAACACTCTGTTCCCATCCAGGATTATATAGATTATCAATAACAGACTGCAAAGGAATATCTTTCTGAAGCTGAACATGTTTCAGAAATAAGTTCACGCCGAAATTATGAACAATCCGGCGGTTAATAACACTAACTGTGCCACCATTCTGCTCATTAGAAATCAGGTTCTTCTGAGTAATAGCAGTTCCTTCAACAGGTGTAACCAGCTTCTTAACAATGCGGGTATTAAATAAAGACAGATAAGGATTGGTATCATAGATATACCGAATAGCAATTTCTGCTTCTTCTTCGCTCAGGGAACGCCCGCGGGTAAAGTCAAGAGTAATTTCATCCAATTCACTCTTCTGAAGCAGCACGCCTGTCGGGTCAGCAATTTGATAACCGCAATACTTATCAAGCAGGTAGGCAGCCATTCCACTAATTTCTTTTTTAGGTTTTTCGGGAACAGATGCACTTTTTTCCAGGGTGTTTTTGAACATAGTAACAAGAGCAAGAACGTCTTGTGTATCAATAGTAATTTCATTAGGCATTTAATATTCTCCTATACAAGACCTTTCCCGTGTATTTGTACCTTTTGTACTCTATCTTGAGCAGGCACAGAAACAGCAGAATCAGTCCTTTTTTCGTTGAGTTTTTCGTTAGTTTCTTGGACAGATTTAGTTAGCTCGGCAATCTTGCCATTAAACTTATCTTCCATTGATTTGATAGATTTTAAGAATTCATCACCTATACTCTTAACAACTTCCTCTATAGTAGATTTATCTTTATTGTTTTCGGGCATAGGTTCTTCTTCTACATTTTTAGCAGGAATTTCTTCAGGAATAGCCTTTTCTACGGGCTTAGATTCAGGAATAGGATTTTCAGTTTCCTGTTCTTTAGGTTCTTCCTTTTTTGGTTCCTCGGGCTTGGGTTCTTCGGGAACTTCAGGCATTGGATTGCTCTTTGCAATAGAAGAAATCTTTTTATCAATATATTCCGCAGCTGACTTCAGTGAAGCTGATAGAGCAGTAAGCTGTTCTTCGTTCGCTGAATCCCACGAAATATTATTAAGAAAATCTTCTTGCATAATATCCATGATAAAGAAGGGATTGCTGGACATCTTTTCAAGAGTCTCAGCCATCACTTCATCAAAGTTTTTAGACAATCCAATGGTTTCAAGCATCTTTTTGACCCATGATTTCATTGTTGGTTCTCCTTTGCTCATCTGTGTTTCTCGGGAAATACCAAACATTGAGTAACCTGTTATATCGCCAGCTTTCCAAGCATCCCATATTTCGTCACTGGCTTTAGTAACCAAAACCCAACTACCAGCTTTGATTTCATTTCCACCAATGCTCAGGTTAATGGGGGCGATATAACTTTCCACAACTATGCCTGCTCCCGCAAGCAGGTTATGTTCAGTATCAATGTTACGGTAATACTGCAAGAATTCATGAGCAGTTTTTTCAATTTCATCTTTTGTCATAAAGTCGCCATAAGTATCCTCGCAGTCAGGCTCATATACAATACCATACAGGAGTTTTTTTTCAGAACTCTCGTCCTGCTTTGCAATGAACTTAACAGGAAACTCTATCTCGGCTTTATCACAAACTGATTTAGCAAGGAAGAATTGCTTCTTATTAGCACCACGCCTTACATATGATACGTGGGTAATAGTAACATCTTTAAGCATTCGTTTCTTTTCTACCTTTGCCATTTTACACCTCTATAATCTTGTTATGCTTTCATCATTGTTTTTATTAGGGTCAAGATTGTTGGTAGCTTCCCCGTCTCCAATTCCTAAATCTGATTTATCATTTGTATGTAGTTCGCCTTCCACCGTAGGTTCAACTTTAAGATTTCCCATTTCTTCTGTTTGTGTTTCATCTTCAGGAGTAGTAATAAGGTCTATCGGTTTCAGGTGCAAAAATATTTGACGAATTTCATTTATAGATAAAACACGATTGCCATACTTATCCATCATATTGAAATACAGATTGGCAATAATTGCATCATCTTTCTCATTAGAGATATTCATTCCCTTAAGGTCAAATTCGCAGTTTACTCCAAACTCCAATTCCAGGAACTTATTTATAAACTCCACAAGAACATTCTGCTCGGGTCGGGATACGGTCTCCATAAATAACTTAAGGTCTGTAATACCTGCCGAACCTCCACCAAAATTGCCACCTGTAGATAAACCAAGCAATTTAGGATGAACACGACATTTAAGTGCAATCTTAAATTGTATCTTATCATTAAGAGTGATAAACTGCTCATCTATAGATTTTGAAAGCGGAATGAGCTTGATTGTGGCTTTTTCGTTTGGAACACTCAGGAATAGCATTTTATGTGAATTAGCAACACCTTTTAGGTTATTTTCAATAAACTGTTTAATCTTATCGTATGACTTTTTTGAAAGCTTGCCTCCAGTAATTAAAACAGCCCATGCAGGCTGACCACCATTAGAAAAGAAATTGATATTATACTGGTCTGTTAGATATGATTGTTTGATAAGGTCAAAGAGATGTGCCGTATCAGGCTTGCCATAATACATATTTTCCTGCGAAGGTCTCTTTAGGTGCAGGCAATAATGAATACCATCTTTCGTTTTCGTGGAAACAGGATATGGCTCAAATTGGATAGGAATATCAATGTTTTCTGGAATATAAAGATACTTATCTATATCACGGAGAGTAGCACCCTGACTATTTATCTTTGGCTTGATATACATATCTTTGGCGGGCAGGTAATAGATAGACCTTATTTTGCCGCTTTTAACAAACTCAAGATATGCATTATCAAACAACTCTAAGTCCGTATATATATTTTTTAGAATAGATGTGAAAGTATCGCTAAAGTTTCGGTTCGGTGTATGAAAAAAATCTATAATATCTTTTCTTTTATCAATATCCTTATATCCAAACGAATATCCTAATCCAATTGTAGTATCTACCTTAATACTAATGCAGGTTTGATAGGTAGCATCCAATGCCTTATATGCTAAAATTTGAGCAGGATTATATGGAGGTAGAATGCAACCATGTTTACGAACAGTATTAGCATCAGCAATCTTTATTGAACTTTTAGGAAGTCCTATTGATTTTGATATTGGCGCAAAGAATATTTCTTCTGTGCCTTCCATCTCGGTTTCAATAGTATCATCGCCAATCGGCTTTTCCATCATAATTTTAATGTCATCATTCAATTTAAATTCTCCTAAAAGATTTCAACTTCTGAGTCATTGTCTTCAATTTCTAATTCATCTTTATAATCACTATCTTGAATGTCAAGTATTTTATTTTCATAGTTATTTTTTAATTCAGAATCTAAGGTATCAATATCTACATCAGAATAATCGGACATTAGAGAAAGCAAACCTGCCATTGAGTCGGGAGCGTCATCTTTACCAAATTTATATTTGCCATAATTAGAAAGATTAGACATAAATTTTTTGTAATGTGAATCCTGCTCATCATCTTCTAAAAAGTAACAATCACTTTTTATTTCTCCTAATCTTAACATAATTCTTATTTCTTTGTTTGATGATGTTGACCTGCAATCAAGTTCAAGCCCCAGATATTCAAATAAAGCCTGATGATTTCTCTGTAGATTGGTGGCAAATTCTATACCGCCAGCATTGCTTTCAAATACCATCTCATCAGGCTTAAAGTAAGCTATTTTTTCTAATAGTGGCTTTTCTAATGTTATACTGTCATCATTAGAAAATATAACTCCCACAATATATTTACGAGACCCATATCTAAAACAGAACGGAGCAGACATATAATCCGAACCTTTATTTGCATAATCACACCATGCTACAACTTCATCTGGCTCTCCTAATTCCTCAAGGTCTTTCATTCTAAATCTCTTCAAGTCCTCAAGATTAAGTTTAGCAAATACTTTATCCATAGGCTTACCTTGATATAATGCCTGAAACATCCAATCAAGTCCCTTGCGTTCCCATGAATTCTTTATTGTAAGCAATTTCTCTGTTGAAATCATAGCTTCACAAATACTTTTGCCCGTCTCTTCGTTTAACGCTGGAAAAATAAACTTATGCCAGCTCGGGTCATCTTCTCGCAAGCCAATTGGGTCTTTACTGCACCAGCGTGTCTGAATAATAATTTCTGCACAATCTGAATTAGTATCTATACGAGTACTATGAACCGTTTCTATAAATAAATCCAGCTTTTCAAGATAGCTTTCAGAAAGAGCTTCTTCAGGGTCTTTAATTGGGTCATCCAATATTGCGGCTTTATTACAACCACGCCCTGTAATTGTGCCTTTTATGCCTGCACCAAAATAAGTAATAATTGTAGTGCCATCTAATTGCCAGGCCATTTTAGATGAAGCCCGCGGGTCTACTTTAACAGCAGGAAAAACCTCCTTATATTCCTCAAGATTAATAATATCTAATACAGCTTTAGATAAGTCCATAGCTAGATTATCATTATAGCAATTTCGCATAAACGAGCCATCTGAGTCATAACCAAGTGACCAGGCAATCCAAATATTTGTAGTTCTACTCTTTCCTGCACGAGGGAAAAACGAGATTAAAACCTTGCGTAACTCACCGATAGTAACTTTCCGAAAAATTTCTGTAAGTTCTATTAACGGTTTCTTATCATCGGTATAAAAATCTGGATATAGATACTGACAAAATTTCCATAACCCAAGTTCTGAGTAAGGAGAAAACTCGGCCTGCTTTTGGTCGCATTTTATCTTGCGCCTGCGTTCTTTTTCAAGTATAAATTCTTCTCTGGTAAACTCAAGTTGAGCCATTTTCTGTTGTTTCCAAATCTACATCTATCATTTTTACACCGCCATGAGATACCTGATAATCTATTTCCTGCAAATCTTCATCTGAAAGGTCTTGCAAGTTTTTTTTCTGCTGTCCAATAATCTCAAGCTTTAATAGCATTTCATGTGAGCCTTCTGCGCCAGAAATTTTATGAAGCACTTCTACAATCTTTGTGATATCGGAAATCTTGACATGCTTATTTAGATTAAATGGCTTATTATTATTTATTGCTTCCTGTTGGTCTTTATCAATCTGGTCAAGTTGCCTGTTAATTACCTTAAATGCTTTCAGTCCTATATTATTTAATACTTTTACAAAGGTTTTTACGGCGGCTTTAGCTTCTGTTATTGCCACATCTTCCTGGATTTGCTGCTTTCTATCTATATGAGACTGCCTTTGCTCTATCCATGTCTTGCCTTTATTTATAGGGTCTGAAATATCATTTGCTTTTGCAATAAGAAGTGGTTTTGAAATATTATATCTTTTTGATAATTCATCAAAGGACGGATAATCTGTCCCAAGAACATAGTCGCCTCTAATCTTATCCCAGTTAATCTCTTTGTAGTTAGACATTTTACTTTCCAAACAGCCTTAAAGCTTCCTGGCGAACTTCATTTTCCGTAAAAATGCCCCTGATAGCACTGGTAACCATTATTGAGTTTTGTTTCTCTACACCACGACTGGTCATACAAAAATGTTGAGCCTCACAAACTACCATCACTCCTTTCGGAGAAAGCAATTCCATAATACCATCTGCAATTTGAGCAACCAATCTCTCCTGAATTTGAAGCCGCCTGGCAAAAATCTCTGTAATACGTGCCAGTTTTGAAATACCTATCACCTTACCATCTGGAATATAAGCTATATGTATTTTACCAAAAAAAGGCAGGAAATGATGTTCGCAGGTTGAATAAAACTCAATATCTTTTAATATAACCATCTCATCACATGCACCATCCTTAAATACTTGAGCAACATCCTGCAGGCTTTTCTTATACCCGCCAAACAACTTATCCCAGGATTTTATTATTCGTCTGGGAGTATCTTTTAATCCTTCTCTATTTGGGTCGTCTCCAATATAAGATAGTATTTCTCTTATTGAACTTTCAATAGTTTGTGTATTTGTATAGACAGTTTCCATTTAGGGTTCTCCTTTATAAATTTCAGGCAGTAGTTTACATTATCCCAATTTATCTCTAAATCGTTAAAAACAGGACTCAGGTAATAGTTATTGGCAGGCGGCAATAAATCAATATCAGGCATTGGGTCTCCTGCAGATATAGCATAACGAATTTCATCAACAAAACCAAAGTTTTTCCTGACTTCCTTTTCCGGAACTTTAGGACTTACGGAGATATAGTTAATAAGCTCGGAGACCTTTTTTGTGCCATTAGTCTCAATACAATTCTTATACTCAAGAAAGTATTCCAAGATATCATCCGTCAATTGAAGAGTAGGTTCTCCACCAGTCCAGACGATAGTAGTAGAGTTAAACTTACGAACTTCTGCCAGAACTTCCCTAACAGACATTTCAGTGCCTTCATCCCACTTCGTATCACAGAACGGGCAGTTTTTATTGCAGCCAGCCAGCCGTATAAATACGCAACTAAGACCAGAATTAGCACCCTCTCCCTGTATTGACTGAAATATCTCAACGACTTTTAATATCTGGTTCATAATAACATCTCGTCTTTGAAGTTTCGCTTAAAGCAACAGCAGATAGCTCAGGAAATTGTTCCTTAAACATCCAATATATCTTCTCTGCCATATTTTCAACAGTAGGATTGAAATCAAATACATCATTGAGATGCCGATGGTCAAGGGCATGGTCAACAAAATCTTTTATCGGTTGAAGCTTGCGATAATCAATGACAAAGCCAATCTCATCAACTTTGCCTGTCAGATATACCGTTAAAACATAATTATGTCCATGCATTCTCCCGCAAGGATGATTCTTTGGCAATCCTTTAAGAATATGGCTTGCCGAGAAATGGAACTCTTTACTTATTGTATGCATTTATTTTTCCCATTCGTATCCGCAATTAGGACACTTTATCATTGTAGGTTGTTTTTCTTCATCATTTTCTAAAACAGTATTGTCATAATCATCAGGATTGAAATGTATAAGCTTTAGAATATCATCAAGCTGTTCATCATCATAAGGCATTGTCATTCTTAGTTCCTCAATTGAATATTCCTGAACAATCTCGTTAATCAGTCCAGACAACAATACTTCATTAGTCTCAAATTTTGTTTCATTTGTTTCAATAGCAATTCTCTTGGCATCGTTAATACTAATTTTTCCAAGATTAAAACA